GGCCACCTATACAATCTCGGAGAAGGTGATCCCCATTGGGAAGGCCATCTGTAATGTTTAACAAAAGAAGTTCTTTCTCCACTCCCTATAAGTGGTATTACGGATGGAACCTATTTTGGTGGAAAATTGAAGGAATCGGCTGCCTAAACGGTTTAAATGTTTATCTGCCAAGCGACCCGCATAGCGCGGGATTTGTGATTAAGGTCGGCATATTAGCATTTAGAGTTCGCTGGTCAAAGCGGGTAAAGCAGTGGTTTATTGGATTTAAAAGGTTTTACAAATGACAGAACGTCAGCAACAGATCTTTATGGTCATCTCGGAGTGGTGGAAGATGTATGGCTACGCGCCCAGCATAGATGACATTATGAATGTTACTGGAGATAGAAGCCGTGGCAACGTCCATCGGATGATGGTGCGGTTGTGCGATTTGGGCCTCTGCAAGAGGCTGCCCAACGTAGCGCGCAGTATTAGACCAGTTCATATTAGGGTACGGGATCTATGATAGATTTCGAGAAAGTCGTAGAGACTTTACCGATTAATGAGCAAGAAGCTTTTCTTGAGAATGCTCAAGGGTATCTAGACTCCCTAAAGAGAGAAGCTGCTCAAAAAGACTTTATGGCGTTTGTCCACGAAATGTGGCCTGGATTCATCCACGGCAGACATCACGCGATTTTATCTAAGAAGTTTCAGGAAATCCAAGAAGGCAAGTTAAAGAGATTAATGATCTCCCTGCCTCCAAGACATACCAAGTCCGAGTTTGGATCATATCTTCTTCCGGCATGGTTTCTAGGAAATAACCCCAGCAAGAAGATCATCCAATGTTCTAACACGGCTGAATTGGCAGTTGGCTTTGGCCGTAAAGTTCGTAACTTAGTTGGATCAGAACAGTATGCTAGGGTATTCCCTAACGTAAACCTTAGATCGGATAGTAAAGCCGCGGGGCGGTGGTCAACCAACGTCGATGGAGATTACTTCGCTATCGGTGTAGGCGGTACTGTTACTGGTAAAGGTGCGGACTTACTGATTATTGACGATCCACACTCAGAGCAAGAGGCGGCAATAGCGTCTAGCAACCCAGAAGTCTACGATAAAGTGTACGAATGGTACTCTTCAGGCCCAAGACAACGACTTCAGCCTGGCGGAGCGATCATCGTCATTATGACTCGGTGGTCAAAACGGGATTTGATTGGAAAAATCCTGCAAATGAATGCGGAAAGAGACGGAGAAGACTGGGAAGTGATCAATCTTCCTGCGATTTTGCCGTCTGGTAACTCATTATGGCCCGAATTCTGGAGTATTGAAGAGCTAACCGCCCTTAAAAATGAACTTCCAGTCTCTAAATGGAATGCACAGTACCAACAAAGCCCTACAGGAGACTCTGGAGCGCTAGTAAAGCGCGAGTGGTGGAAGTTATGGGAAGGTGAAGACCCTCCAAAATGTGAATACATCATTCAATCATGGGATACAGCCTTTACTAAGAATGAGCGGTCAGACTATTCTGCTTGTACTACATGGGGGGTCTTCTATAAGAATGAAAACCCAGATGATTCCAACATTATTCTGCTAGACGCATTCAAATCGCGCATGGAATTTCCAGAACTTAAAGCAAAAGCAATGGAGATGTACAAAGAATGGGAGCCTGATGCATTCATTATTGAAGCAAAAGCTTCTGGCGCACCATTAATCTACGAATTGCGTAGCATGGGTATACCCGTATCAGAGTTTACACCTACTCGTGGGAATGATAAGATATCCCGCATGAATTCCGTAACAGATTTGTTTGCATCTGGGAAGGTTTGGGCGCCAGGAAGACGGTGGGCAGAGGAAGTAATTGAAGAGATGGCAGCATTTCCAAACTCAGACCATGACGACTTAGTTGACTCCGCAACGCAAGCCCTTATCAGATACAGAAAAGGTGGATTTGTAAGACTACCAACAGATGAGCAAGACGAACCAATTAATTTTAGACGCAAAGCAGCATACTACTAGGACACACTATGTCAATTGAAAAAAGTTTATACCAAGCACCCGTAGGGATTGATGCTCTTGCATCACAAGAGTCTCCAGACATTGAAATTGAATTAGAATCCCCAGACGGAGAAGCCGTTGGTTTAGACGGACTTGAAATTGAGTTGGAATCCGATGAGGAAGGTTTTGACGATAACCTTGTTGAATACATTGACGATAAAGTTCTAGCCACCATTGCTGGTGATTTGCTAGGAGACTTTGAGGATGACATCTCTGCCCGCAAAGACTGGATCCAGACTTATGTTGACGGTCTAGAACTACTAGGAATGAAAATTGAAGAAAGATCAGAACCTTGGGAAGGCGCATGTGGAGTCTATCATCCACTCCTCAGTGAAGCTTTGGTTAAGTTCCAAGCTGAGACAATCATGGATACGTTCCCTGCCGCAGGGCCTGTTAAAACCCAGATAATTGGTAAAGAAACTCCTGAGAAAAAACAAGCGGCAGTTCGTGTTCAAGATGACATGAACTATCAATTAACAGATGTGATGAAAGAATTCCGCCCTGAACATGAGCGTATGCTCTGGGGTTTGGGTCTTTCTGGTAACGCCTTTAAGAAGGTGTATTACGATCCAGCATTGGGTCGCCAAGTGTCTATGTTTATTCCAGCAGAGGACATCGTAGTTCCTTATGGCGCTTCTAGCCTTGAGTCCGCGCCCCGTGTTACACACGTTATGCGTAAGACAGAGAATGAGGTTCGCCGTTTACAGATTGAGGGTTTCTACGCAGACGTAGATCTGGGTGAACCATCCACAGCCTTAGATGAAGTAGAGAAAAAAATTGCTGAGAAGATGGGCTTCCGCGCTACTGCGGATGACCGTTATAAGTTATTAGAAATTCATATTGATCTAGATCTTGAGGGTTATGAAGATGTAGATGAGGATGGAGATCCAACAGGAATCGCTTTACCTTATGTAGTAACAATTGAAAAAGGTACTGGCACTATTCTAGCCATCCGCCGTAACTGGAGACCAGAAGATGAAAAGAAACAAAAACGAAACCATTTCGTCCACTATGGGTATGTTCCTGGCTTTGGCTTCTACTGTTTTGGCCTTATCCATCTTGTCGGCGCTTTTGCTAAATCTGGTACTTCCCTTATCCGCCAGTTGGTTGATGCAGGGACATTATCGAATTTGCCAGGCGGCTTTAAGACCCGTGGGTTGCGAATCAAAGGTGATGACACCCCGATAGCTCCAGGAGAGTTCCGTGACGTAGATGTACCGTCTGGTGTAATGCGCGACAACATTTTGCCTCTTCCATACAAAGAGCCAAGCCAAGTCCTATATTCATTACTGAATACTATTGTTGAGGAAGGTCGCCGATTTGCATCAGCAGCAGATATGCAGATTAGCGATATGTCAGCTAATTCACCAGTAGGGACAACCCTAGCTATTCTTGAGCGTACTCTTAAAGTAATGAGCGCAGTACAGGCTCGTATCCATTACTCAATGAAGCAAGAGTTATGCCTATTAAAAGATATTATTCGTGATTACACTCCAGAAGACTATAGCTATGATCCAGTAGAAGGTGATCGTAAAGCCAAACAGCACGACTATGATTTGGTAGCCGTGATCCCTGTATCAGATCCTAATGCCGCAACAATGGCACAAAAGATCGTGCAGTACCAAGCTGTATTGCAGTTAGCTCAAGGCGCACCGCAGATCTATAACTTACCGCAATTGCACCGTCAGATGCTTGACGTGCTGGGAATCCGTAATGCTGAAAAGCTAATCCCGCTAAGCGATGATCAGAAACCGCAAGATCCGATTACTGAGAACATGGATGCCTTGACAAATAAACCATTAAAAGCGTTTATTACCCAAGACCAAGATGCTCATATTACCTCGCATCAAAACTTCCTACAGGATCCAACCACGGCTGCAATCATTGGACAAAACCCAATGGCTCAGCAAATTACTGCCGCGTTGCAAGCTCACATTGCAGAACACTTTGGATTCAAGTACCGTCAACAAATTGAACAACAACTTGGCGCTCCATTGCCTTATATCAAGGATGGTCAAGAGCAAGATCCATTGCCACCAGAGTACGAAGTTCAGTTGTCCCGTTTGATTGCTCAAGCTTCTACCCAGTTGCTACAGCAAAACCAAGCACAGGCAGCTCAACAGCAAGCACAGCAACAAGCTCAAGATCCAATCATTCAAATGCAACAGCAAGAACTCCAGATCAAAGGTCAGGATGTTCAACGCAAAGCCCAAAAAGATCAAGCCGATATCCAACTGGAAAACCGCAAGTTAGATCTAGAAGAGAAGCGTTTGGATATTGAGTCTCAGATCAAAGGCCATGAACTTGGAGCAAAAATGGCTTACGACAAAGAAAAGCTTTATACAGAAAATGAAGTTAAAGCTACAAAAATTGGCGGAGACTTTGCCCATGCAAAAGACAAGCTTGATAAAGGTACTGGAGTTGATGTAATGAGAATTGCAGCCGATCTGCAAAAAGCTAATACAACACCTAAAAAGGCTAAAGAATGAGAGAGTTTGAAATACTAACCAAGCAATTGGACGATAGAGTAGAAAACCTTAAGGATTCTGTCGTAAACGGAAACCTTGAGTACGTGGAGTACAAAAAACTGTGCGGCGAGATCCGAGGTCTGCTAATCGCACGGGGATTCATATTAGACCTCAAAGACAGATTGGAGAACTCGGATGAGTAACAAACTAGACTTAAATCAGGCTGTAGATTTATCAGCGCTGATAGATAAGTCAGACGAAGAAAAGGCAACGCAATTGCCAAAACCATCAGGATACCGCATTTTATGTGCGATACCTGAAGCTGAAAAAGAACATGATGGAAGTGGTCTTTTAAAGGCAGACATTACTCTTCAGAACGAAGAGTCTTTAACTACAGTACTGTTCGTAGTGGATTTAGGCGAGGATTGCTACAAGGATCCAACCCGTTTCCCAACAGGCCCGTGGTGCAAAAAGGGCGATTTTGTATTAGTTCGCCCACATGCAGGTACACGTTTAGTCATTCATGGACGTGAAATGAGGATCATCAACGATGACTCAGTAGAGGGCGTAGTGTCCGATCCACGAGGAATTCGACGTAAATAACTATACCTTAATAGGTAACGAAGGAGTTTTATATGGCAGAAATGCAAAAATACAAGTTTCCAGATGAAACAGAAGATGTAAAAGACGGTGATGAGTTTGAAATTGAAATTGAAGACGACACACCGGAAGCCGATAGAGGCAAAAAGGCGGCTGATCCTAGCCTAGTACAAGAGCTGGAAACAGACGAATTGGAAGAGTATTCCAAGGAAGTCAAAAGCAAAATTAAGAAGTTTAAGAAGGTTTACCATGACGAGCGCCGTGCCAAAGAATCGGCTGAGCGTGAGCGTCAGGAAGCCATTAACGTAGCTCAGAAGCTTTATAACGAAGTAAAAGAGCTAAAAAGCAAGGTTCATAGCACCGAAGAGGTAGCGGTTGATTCATTC